AGTAAGTGGGTTTGGTGATTTTGGAAATGAAACATAAATTATATTTGATCCAGAAAGTCCAGATCCAACAGAAGTAGAATTCAAGTAGTTACCACGATACTGTACTACGATTCCTGCTGTTTCTCCAAGACCAATCATAACTGGTTTCGAAACATATCCAACTGTTGTTGGTTCGGATGTTGTTATATTTCCTGCTGTGGCAGAATCCAAGAAATAAACGCAACCTGGAGATAAAGTCGCTCCTGCTACTGTTCCAAAATTTCCATCAATTCTTCCAGAAAGAGTAACCACAGAATATGCGGATTTCATCGATGAAACAACACCAATGACTTCTGATGAATCTGCACTATTCGCTTGTGCTAAGGTATAACCAGATGATGTTATTCTTACAACACTTCCAAAAGTATAACCTGGAGTCCCTGTGGTGATTCCAGTAATTTTATATGAGATGTTAGGAACTACAGTTTCGCCTAAAAATGAAACATCTCCTCTGAAAGTCAATCCTCTTGTTATTGCTCCAGCAGTGCCACCAATAGAAAGTGTAGCAAGACCACTAGATGCACTCAAACCTACAAGAATACCATCGCCACCAGTTACACTGGATACGCCAATAAGATTTAGTTTGGCAATAATTTCATTGTTTTCCTTCTGATACCAATCATAGAAGGTTGAAGTTCCAGTTAAAGTTGAAATAGGGTCTGTAAATGCCATTTTTATTTAATCCGATTTAGTGTGAAACTGTTTGTCCATCATAAAATGAAATAGTTGCTGTTTGATTAGTCAAATCTGGAGTTAATTTTAATATTGGATAAAAATCACTTGCTGCTTCTGTTGGTCTTCTTACTAAAATTTTATTTCCAAAGGTAACTCCAAGTCTTGCAGCACCGCAAGTAAAGAAGTTTGTATAATTACCTTGAGAGTTATCTCTCAAAGTAGGATCCTGTATATCTGAACATTCAGAAGCGGGGCAACATGTTATTATATTCTTTGAAAGTTGCAATCCAATATATTCAGTTCCACTACTTGTTGTTGTTGGTGCAGAAGTTGAAACTACATCATTGTCTAAATGAATCCAGAAACTCATTTTAGATGTCGAATCAGTCCAAAGATACCATCCAGAACTAAAAGATACCCTTGCAGATGAAGCATTTCCATTTGAATATGTTGGTATAGAAGCAGTAACTCCCTTTGGATTTAAAGGAATAAGACCTTCCCAAAATGGAAGTTTTAATGCATTTCCTATCCAAGTTGTATTCATTCTTTGAGTTAGATTCTGATTCAAGAAGAATAATTCCTGTACTTCATTTAATTCAGAAGCTTGTAAAGCATATCCAGGAGTAAATGCCAGCATATAATAGTTCTTTCCCTCTTCAGAATATTCAGAATAAATTCTGCTATTATATGGATTTTGTTGTAGAGGTAAACTTGACCCTAGAGGACTTATCGACATTTTACATTCCCTTTATCATATTTATACGAATAATTACAGAATCCACATCACTTATAGGAAGATCTGTATTTAGTTTTTTACTAGACAATACTTTTCCAGAATACTGTACAAATTCTGGAACACTCACGATTGATGTGATGGTATTTGCTGTTTTATCTCCAGCAAGAGTAATACCAACTAATACATTTGATTTGTTATATGAAACATTCTTAAGTTCCATTGTATTTGGACATGGACAAGCCCCAAAGGTTTTATCTGTAACACCACCTATTAGGACATTATTTGTAGTGGAAGATGTGACCTCATCGCCAGCGTTTACGCCTTGCGTATTATAAATTTCATCTGTCACTGGAAGTTGACTAGCACTGGATGTGTTGGTTACTTCTGCCAATATTGTTGTTCTGTAAACTACATCTAATTTCTTGTTTACATTTGATCCAGAAATTATTTGATTGGTTCCTACCGTGGATGATGGATTTTGTATTAAACCAAAATAATTTAATTTAGTTGGTATGAGAACGCTGGAATCAGATATTGTTTGTTTTTCCAAACGAACATCAATCATTGCGTGTTGTGCATTAAGCACATCAACAGGATCAAATCCCAAACCGTCAACGGTATCAATGTTTATATCAATAACGGATATCAACATATCGGAATCTATTGATAGTACATTGGAATCTATTGAAAGTTCAATATCTTTGTAATATGAACCAGATTCCAATACTTCTATTCCTGAAATGATATAAGAATCATTAAATACAGAAGTCTTTAATCTTATCCTAGCACCATATCCGCTATTGCTGCTTATTGTAAATTCTGGATTTGGTATTGTTGTTATTAATTGAGTGGTGCTAAATCCAGAAAGATCTATAAATGCAGATATAACTGCACCTTCATTGATATTATCGTTTTCATTTATCTTATATAAATGATAATATGGCGAAGATTCTGCAATTTGGTTAGAATCAATATAAGATCCGATTTCATCATATTGATCATATATTTGTTTAAATGAAGGTACTGTTTGCCCTGTAGCATAAAAAACAGATTCATATCGATCATCATTTATCATCAAATAGTGGCATTGACTGCATGTTAAATTTGTTGCCACTCCAAACAAATCACCTTTTTGATACTCGGTGATGCCAGCATCATCATCCTGATTGAGAGCAACCTTGGCATATAATGCACATTGTCCCAGATCAGATGTTCCATTTAGACCACAAAATACTTTTGTCAATTGATTGAAAGTTTTTTGAGATCCAGAATCATACAATTCAAATGAAACAACGGGCAACCAAGATGCTGTGACAAATCTTTCTATAGATGGGGTTATCTTGTAAAGTGGTTTCCAAGTATAACCATCAGAATATGCTTGAATTCCAGCTATATGTGTTGGTCTTATATTTGAAACATTTTGACCAGAATGATCTGTTCTATTGTCCGAATTATCTGATATGCAAAGATAAACATATCCATTTTGATCATTGTATGCATAGAAATTTCCAGTATTTGGTTGAGTTGAAGACCATGGTTTATATGGTTTCTTTTGGGACCATTTTACATAAGGAACAACTGGAAGTACGCTGTTCTGACCAACTCGAACTGAAAAATCAGAATAGTTCCAAAGATTGATTGCAGTTTCATTTGCATCGGAAGATATTGGATTTGGATTATAACCAGCAAAAACAAAGAGTTGATTTTTAACTCCTGCATCCTTTACGAAAGTTTTGACATTTTGACTTTTAGTGCTCATTTTTGATTCCTAATTAACTGCAAACATAACCCGCATTTGGAGATCCATTCGACTCTGATGGATAGCACAGTTCAAACATTGTGCTGATATATATGTCTTTAAAATTTGTTGTATTATAATTGCCAGCCCAATTTGGGAAGAGATGTGTTGTTCCAGTAAATCCAGAATAACTTGCTCCACAACAACCAGTATTTCTTGGCAATCCTATTAATGTTAGTCCAGCAACAGACCCCCAATATGATGGATAAGATGTTGCAGTAGATCCACGATAATCAAAGGAAATGCCATAAGGAGCATAATTTCTTAAATAAGCGGAATCGCATACAGTAGGAACAGTATCATCGAATGTTGGACCTTGATAATCTGCAAGAGTTTTTTCAAATACTACTTTAAGACCAGCAGGATGTGCCATTTGTAGGTAGGATTTCTTATACTGCGTTGCAGGAACTCCAACCTTCAATAGATAAGACCAATCTTGAATCCAATTTCCATCTTGTAAACGAGAACCGTTCAAGTAACTTCCACTTAGAGTGTGAGTCACATCGTAATCGCCAGTTCCGCCTGTGAATATAAAATTGTCATTGGCAAATTTGCCACCATTTAATCTAAGAATATATCTCTTAGGTGCTTGGATTGTAATATCTTCTTCATCTACTCCAAATAAAGTATGAAAGAAATATCTTATTCCATCTTCTGTTGTTTTCTTGTGATAAAAGGTTCTTCTAATCCCTTTGATGAATTTTCTAAGATCTTCTTCCTTTACCAATCCACCATTTGATTGTAAAGCATTTGTATCAAATCCTTGAGCATATATGTTAGATAATCTTTCAAGAAATTTCGTTCTTGTGATATCAACATCGACTATATCAAGCAACCTTTTACTTAATTCATACTGAGCACCAGATGATTCATCACAATACAACCAATCATAGTATTTCTGAATAAAGTCAAAAATAGAAATTCCGCTTTGTCCATTTTGTTCTCTGTCTTGCTTTTCGTATACCAACCATAATGGAATTTGATTTGAAATATCATAATTTGATGGACAAATTTTATTATAAAATAAAGCATCCAATTGATTGATATCACTTGCTAATTTAGCAAGACTGTTAGGTATGGTTACTTGATTGTTGTTTAGGGATGATGAAAGCATTAGGTTATCGCTACATTTTTATATGTGAATGTTATTAGATTATTCAAACCTATTGTAAAACTCTTCTTTGCAAATGATACTGTAAGCAATGCACTATTGTCTATTACTCCAGATTTTATATTAATAACACCTTTATTTGCTATAAAATAACCATAGTCACCAGGTATAATTCTAACTTCTCCTGTGGAGTCATTCAATTCAACTAATTGTAAATTTATTCTGTTATTTTTAGCAGAATTAGAAACAACATTCATCCTCAAAATGGCTTTATTACCAACAGCTGTCAGATAACTCTGGAATGGTTCTGTTATGTTTACTGGAACATTTAATGGCAATTCTAATTCATTTTCCAAATTGAAATTATATTCTTTTCCACTAACTATTGTCTCCTCAACATATAATTTAAAATTATCTGGAGATATGATAAGTGTGCTTATATCAGTATTTGAATTATTTCTCAATGTCGTTATGAAATCTGTGGCACTAAATGAAACATTAAATTGTCCAACTGCTCCATAATTTGATTGAAATATTGATTTTACTGCTGAAAGTATGGTGCTTCTTTTTGTTGCATTATTTGTTGTATTTGGTCCAAGACCAAATGTAAAATCTGCATACACATTCAAAGCATTTGTGGTGACATATTCTGGAAATACAGTGACAACACTTCTTTCTTTTAAAAAGTTTATCAATTCAGAAACTTTTGAATCTGTTATGTCAAAATTACAACTTACAAATACTCTTCCATATTTTGGTGGAGTCAAATCCTGTCCACCAAACACATTGAATTCTTTATCAGATGCAAAATATCCAGATTGCAATAAAAGTGCCTTATAATCATTGACAGTTACTGCTCTTTCTTGTGCAGCAAACCATTTTGGTGCTATAAATCTAACTTCACTTGGAGTTGGTGCTGATTTTCCATCAGATGATTGAGTTACGGTAGTTACAACTCCACCAATAGAAGGTGAAGTGAAATATGAAAGATTATTAGCACCAGCTCCACTCGTTGTTAGATAACGAACAATTATTTTCTTAATATTTGAATCAATTGAACGCCCAACGGAATTTGCTGAACCGAATAGAATAGCAAATCCTGTGCTCGTTCTTTCAACAAAATAGATATTTTCATCAATTCTAGAAGTATATCCAACATTACCAACAGGAGTCCAGATTTGTTCTATTGTTGTACTTTCATCTATTTTTTCACTGACTGTGACTTGAATTGTCGATAAATCAAAATCATCAACAGCAATTGTAATTCGTTGAGCATCAAAATCAAATGAAGGAAGCGCATCAAAACTGATATATCTTGTTCCTTCATAGATGTAGAACGAATCTGTCTTTCCTTCTGAATCTACTGGAATCTTATCCAAGGTATAAAAACTATAATTAATTCCAGATTCATTTACAGCTGTGAATTGTGTTCCTGCTGGAATATCTGTAATGTTGACCAGTGCAGAAGCGATTACATATGCTTTTGATGCAGTTCTTGCAGGAACAGTATAACCTAATGGTTTACATAACGATATCAATGAATCTTCTTTTTGTGCGCTGTCTAGAAATGCTTCTGCATTAATCATATTTGCATAATAAGCATAGTAAAAAGTATTATAAGACATCAAATCGATGATTGTCTGTAACGCACTTCCTTCAAAATTATATCCAGAAAATACAGATTGAGATTTAAGATAATCTGTAAGACTTTGTTTTATCTGATTGAACTCTAGATTGCCAAGAGTTGTTGGTGTATTGGTATTTGCCATTATCTAGTCCTTGTTAGATTTATTTGTATAATGTCGTTTTTGTTGATCTCTGGAATATGAAAATCAATTACAATTGATATTGCACCTTCTGTTTCATTGTTTAATACTCTAATGTCATTAATACCAACTCTAGGTTCATATACTGAAATATTATTAGCGATCTTTGATTGAACATCGATCATCATTTCATATGTGAAATTTTCAAAAAGAGCAGAATACAAGGAACACCCAAATAAGTAATCAAAAGATCTTTCACCATTATTGCACATTACAATATTTTTTAGTGATTGTCTAATAGAAGCAATGCCATTTATCATGCTAATATCCCTGGTAAAAGGATTAGAACTTATAAAAAATGGCAAATCTGTATAATTTTGAGTTTTCGTTAGCATAATAATATTTATATTTTATTTTATATTATTTTATCAACCGATTATTTCAGTATCTTTAAAAATTGCTTCTGGTTTTTGACTTTCGTTTGGATCGTAATGTAGAGAATTTCTAATAAGAGTAAGTTCCATAATATGAGTATTGCTCGAAAGAACTTGTTGTATTTCAGCAATCATCCATTTTCCAGAAATCTTCTTGTATTTGTTTTTTGTCAATTGTTGCAAATCATTCGGATCATATATTTCAATCAAAGAACCAACTCTGACTTTATTGTTTGGATATATTTTTATCTTTACAATTTGTGCTTGCATTTGTGAAGATTGAGCTCTTCTTCTTAGCGGAAGATCCAATGGACATTCCCAGAATGTAGCATATGTTCTTGTATAATTTAAATAATCTTTAAATCTATTTCCTTGTTCTGGGCAGTTGCAACTGCATGTAGATGTTGGATCTGAGAATTCACAACCCAACCAGTCTTTACCCAAATTATCATAAATCAATTTGCATTCATTCAATTCCAATCTAAGTTTCTCTATTTCAAGATATGTTGGTTCATCTTCAGTTGGCATGAGATACTTAGCAGGACAATTACAATATGGACTAGCAGTGCAACCGTCACCAGAAAGTACAAGTCCGTCTCTAAGTGCTGCTGGATTTGCACATTCAAGACCAAGATCCTTACAAGATCTCAATCCTTTACCATGAACAACAAACTGAAGTGCAAAATTACGATCAAAGAATTCATATTCGGTATCAGTTGGTGGAGTCACTAAACCATAATCTGTTTCGCCGCTAACATCCCACTTCCAAAGATCTGTTTCAACCAATGTTGGTCTGTAGAGAATATAATTTGCTGCAAGATAATGCATCAATGAATCTCTAAAATATCCGCTAAGAGAAGATGCAGAATTTTGCTTAAACGCAGAAATGTATGTCTTTAAAGTTTGTCCATTTAAAGTATCATGATCATCAACAAAGAAATTTAAATCTGGTGCTTTGCTGGACAACAGACTTTCTAATTGCGTTCC